GTCAATAAAAACACTTCAACAGGCGCTTATACTGCAAGAACTCTGGGACTAAAACCAGATCTTACTAGTTTAACTGCTACTACTGTTGCAACATCAGCTACATTAACTTATGCGGCTAATACAATCACAGTTAATGATTTTGACGGTGATGCAGCACAAGCTGTTACTTTACCAGCAGCTACGGTAGGAACTATAGTAGTACATTACCAAACAGATGACACAAATGGAGGAACTAACACTCTTACATTTACATGTGCAGGAAGTGATGTTTATAGAACTGGCTCCAAAGTGGAAAGTAGAACTGCTGGAGCAGCATCAACTATAGATACGTCTGATGCAAGTGAAACAATATTAACGTATACACCTGCGGCAGCAGCAACTAATAGTTTAACTCATGGGTGTTTTATCTATTTCACGTGCTATGAAAAAGGCACTTGGGATTTTGCTTATGATTTCGCTAACGGTGCTACATTTGACACAGGCGCTGCGGCGTGGAGTTAATAAATAAATAAACTTTGTGAGCTCCTTCGGGAGCTTACAATTAAGGAGATAAATTATGGCAAACGTATCGCACGTAAAAAGTAAACAAGTTCTATATGGAACAGACACTGCTGCTATTTCTGCAGTAGGTTCAGCTACCACTTTAGTTTTATTAAATAGTGGCCCCTGGGTTAATGCTCAAACAGTAACTATTACATCCCCTAGCGGTAATAACGCTGGGATTACTTTTACTGTAGTGGGAAAAGATGCTGATGGAGCAGCTCAAACAAGCGCAGCGACTACTGGTCCTACGGGAGGCGCTACAGTTGATATAGCAGGCACTTGGACAGAAGTAACTAGCATCACAGCTAGTGGAGCTATCACAACTTCTATTTCAGCTGGAGTTAAAGACGGCACAGCTACAGGAATTGTATTTGCTGGTCGAACTCGAATAAGAGGAATGAACGGAGTCGCAGGAGCTGGAGCCGGACATGTTTTTTTTAAAAACTCGTCTGCAACTACTGGGGTAAATAAATTCGTCTTGGATATAGATAGTGGAGAAGCAATTGCTCCTTATATTCCAGATAATGGAATACTATTTCCGGATGGAGCTTATTTTGCTTACGATGGAACTGCAGTAGTCGGATTATCAGTACAGTACGACGGATAGGAAGATAAATGGCTACTTCGGGAACAACAGCCTTTAATCCTTCAATTGATGAGATTATTGAAGAAGCGTATGAAAGAACAAATGTACGGGGAACTCGAACAGGTTATCAATTAAGAAGTGCTAGGCGTTCATTAAATATTCTATTGTCTGAATGGGGCAATCGAGGAGTCAATCTTTGGAAAGTTAAATTAGGAAGTGTCCCTTTAGTTGAGGGGCAAGCAGAATATAATTATCCTAATGATAATACAAATTTTCCAACTGACCTAAGTGATATATTAGAAGTTTATGTCAGAAACAATACAACAGCTACAGCTCCTGTAGACACAGCTTTAGATAAAATAGGTAGATCTACTTATTCAGCTTTACCAAATAAATTAGCAAAAGGAACTCCTTCACAGTATTATATGCAAAGACAAGCATATGTATATAATGCAGCAGGAGCGATAACCGCTTCTCCAAATTTATTTTTATATACAACACCTAGTTCTAGTTTTTCTGGAGCAAGTTATCTTGTTCAGTTTTATTATATGGCAAAAATAGAAGATGTAGGTGCTTATACCAATACGTCCGATACAATATTTAGATTTTATCCAGCTTTAATTTCAGGATTAGCTTATTATTTAAGTATGAAATATTCACCAGAGCAAACACCAGCTTTAAAATTAATTTATGAAGATGAAATGCTTAGGGCGATGAAATCAGATGGTGAACAAACATCAGTTTATATTACACCACAAACATTTTATGGGGATGGAGTATAATGGCCGGAGTTTTTGCTAGAGGTAAAAGATCAATGGCTATTTCTGATAGATCAGGAATGGCATTTCCATACACAGAAATGGTTAAAGAATGGAATGGTTTTTTAGTTCATTATTCAGAGTACGAACCAAAACAACCTCAATTAGATCCACGTTTCCATGGTGGAGATCCGCAAGCCTTAAGAAATGCAAGACCTCAACCTGCAGCTAAGACAAGTTTAATTATGTTAAGTAATAATCCTTTTGAAACTATTAAATATGGAGGAAGTACTTTTGTAAATGTTTATTCAATTGATCACAAAAGATCAACCGGTGATACAGTAAGATTTAGAGGACCGCCGGCAGTTACAGCAGAAGGTTCAGGAGGAGCAGATACAAAAAATTTACAACAGTTTATATCCGTACCTACATTTGATAATGTAAGTGATATTGGCGCGGCAGCTGGATTTACAATTACAGTTGGAAAGAAAAATTCAGATGGTAGTGTAACTACCACGGCAGGCACTTTAGGGGAACCAGAAAATTATTTTTATTTTACAAGTGGTGATACGGCAACAAATGGTAGTACAAATGGAGGCGGTGGTTATTGTTCAGCAGGACCTGTAACTTTATCAGTCGTAAACGCATAATATGGCATATAGTTTATCAAATTTACAAACCGATATTAGAAATTATACAGAAGTTGGAAACACTGTTCTTAGTGATAGTGTTTTAGAAAGAATTATTAAAAACGCCGAACATACTATTTTTAGGGCAGTTGATGTTGATGATGAAAGATTTTATTCCACCTCAAACTGTATTATTGCAAATAGATATATTAGTATCCCGGCTGATTGTCGGGTAATTAGATATGTTCAATTATTAAATGATAATGTGAGTCCCAATGTTCAAGTTTTTTTAGAACAAAGAGATACTAGTTTTATGGCGGAATATTATGATACTCCTTCTACTTCATCTACTTCTCTTCCTAAATATTGGGCCAATTGGGATGAATCCTATTGGGTGGTTGCACCTACCCCTGACACAGCTTATGAAATTACCATGGCTTTTAATAAAGAGCCTGCGAGTCTTACAGATTCTAGTGTATCTACAACGGGAACTTATATTTCGAATAAATATCCTGATTTACTTTTATATGCATGTCTGGTAAATACATATGGATACTTGAAAGGTCCGCAGGATATGTTACAATATTATAAAGCGGCCTATAAAGAAGCTTTAGAATCGTATGCGATCGAACAAATTGGTCAAAGACGCAGAAGCGAATATGGCGATGGAGTCATTCGCGCTCAAATAATCTCAAAATCTCCATCAAGTAATTAATTATGAAGGAGACAAATAAATGGCAAACGTAATACCTTATGCATTTCGCGGAGAGTTACTCTCAGGAACACATAATTTTGCATCTGGAGGAAATACTTTTAAATTAGCACTTTACACTGCTAATCCTTATGATACTTCAAGCACTGTTTATGTAACAACTAGTGAAGTAAGTTCAGCCGGCGGTACAAATTATACTGCTGCTGGAAATACTTTAAGTGGTAATGCTGTGGCTTATGGAACAGCTGTTGCATCTTGTGACTTTTCTGATACCTCATGGACATCAGCAACAATTACAGCAGCTTTTGGAACAATCTATAATAGTTCTGCATCAAATAAAGTAGCTGTAGTTTTAGATTTTAGTGGAGATAAAACTTGTACCAATGGTACATTTACAATTTCTTTCCCGAGTCCATCTACACCTGCAGACGCTATCATAAGCATGGCTTAAGGAAAATAAAATGGCTTTAGTAGTAAATGACAGAGTAAAGGAAACCAGTACAACAACTGGAACAGGTACTTTTGATTTAGCAGGTGCCGCAACAGGGTTTCAAACTTTTGTTGCAGGGATTGGTGATACTAATACAACTTACTATACAATATTTAATCAAGGAACGACTGAATGGGAAGTTGGGCTTGGAACCGTAACAGATGCAGCTACTGATACTCTTGCAAGAACTACAGTTATCACAAGTTCTAATTCAGGTTCCGCTGTAGATTTTGCAGCGGGTACTAAAGATGTATTTTGTACACTCCCAGCGAGTAGAGCTGTTTTTGGTAAACAAGAAGGAACAGATTTTATAGACAGTTTATTAGTTGGTCATAGTACAACAGGTACTTTGGATGTTGCAGCTGATAATACAGGAGTTGGAATAGATGCTCTGAAAGCAATTACTTCTGGAGATGGTAATACTGTTGTTGGAAGTAAAAGTTCAGATGCAATAACTAGTGGAAATACTAATGTTGCTATTGGTGTATCTAGCATGACTACAGCAACAACTGCTTATCAAAATGCTATCGTTGGTGCTTATGCTGGAGAAGCAATAACTGACGGTTATCAAAATTCATTACTAGGAAAAGATGCTGGGAGATTATTAACAGAAGGACATCATAATATTTGCATAGGATTTGATAGTGGCGATAATATTACTACTGGAGATGGGAATATAATTATTGGAACTGTTGATGCCGCAAGTGCAACTGGTAATGTTCAATTACATATAACTGGTACTGATGGTTCAACAACTGCTAATTGGATAAGTGGTGAAAGTACAGGAAACGTAGAAGTAGCAGTCAACTGGAATCCAAGTCTATCAACGACTGGCAAAGCATTTGTAATGGGATTTTAATAGGAGAAAAATATGGCAAGTGAAGTAATGGCAGTAAGCCTAACTAAGGAACTTTCGAACAGTGAAGTAGATTTACTTACGGTAACATCTGGACACACTTATACGATACTTAATATATCTATTTGTGAAACGGCTGGTGCGGCTGAAACTTTTGATCTTTATGTGAGGGACGACGCTGGTGTAAACGATTATGAGATTTATTCAGATCAAGCATTGGGAGCCAATGAAACTTTTGAACATACGTCAAGAATTGTTCTAATGACAACCGATGTGCTTTCAGCAAAATTAGGAAGTGCAGGAGATGTTGATATTG